GGGGCTCGAAGGCGCAACAAATAGCGGAAACGATATGCAGCGGGACATCTGACAAACGTCTTGATCTGGCTGGCTGATGTGTGTGGTAATTCGTTGATCATTTGGCACCCCCATAACGGCCACAGGTACACAGGCCGAATCGGCCCGTCTTTCTGCGTCCACAGCTTTCGCACATGTTCCGAGCCCACCAACTGGGCTGGGTTGTGTCGTCAAGGTCGGGATCAGGGGTGTAATTGGGGCCGGGTGTGTCTTCGCCAGACTCGATCCCCTCCCCCCGATCCACTTCTGTTTCTGAGATCGGCGCAATTGCTTTATATTCAAATGTTCCACGGGAAACATCGATCCGACGTTTGGCGAATGTCCAGCCTTTAAGGCTCAATCGTTGCCTTAATTCGCGGTATCTTCTCAGCCCTTCCGAGCCTCCGATCTCGCGTATTTCGTTAGCTGTGTGCCATTTGCTATCTACCATGAGAGCCAACACCCGATCACGGGCTGTTTTGAGGCGCCTTATATCGTCCAGGCTGAGAGCGCCTACCGTTGAAAGTGGATCCGGTGTCATTCTTCACCCCCGATCCTGATCTTGAGTATGTCATCAGTTGAATCGGCCCAGTCTTGAAATGAATTAAAGCTGAATTCTGGGGATCTCTTGAGGGCTGCCACCTCTTCAAACAACACGCCACCGTTGATCGTCGTGTGTAGTTGCTCAAATTGTCCGTTTTCGGCATCGCTCAAGAGGTGGCGCAACCGTCGCACAATGTCCTTTTTTATGTGATCTGCGCTCATAGTGCCAAATCCCGCAACGTGGATCGCGGCTGTGGGCTCTGGTGAGAGCGCATCAACAGCGGCTAGCGCGTCTTTTGTTGTGGTTGCGTTCTGCATTGCCCGCGCAATTCGGACGATCTCAGAGTCGTCTGAGGGGTCGGGTTGGATGGGGTTGATGATTGGGGGGGCTGTGGTTGTCATTGTGTGATCCTGTCAAGTCTGGGCAGCATTGCCCGCCCCCCATTACTACTATAGCCCGTGGCCTTTGTCAAAAGAAATATGCACAGATTTGATAAGTGTGATACTGCGCAAACGCTTACGGCGTTACTGTCGATTGTTCGTTTTAGTGGTTGACGGCCTACACGCACCATAGTATAAGAGGGTATGAGAACAAACACACACACAACACAACCACACCAGAGGCCCGAAATGCTCAATCTAAATTCTGAATCCCTTATGTTCCCTCAAACCAATTGCCATGCTCCCCACTTTGGGGCCGTCTTCACAAGCCACAGCGAGGCGCGTGACTTCTTGAATGATGTTGCCGGTGATCCTGATAACTGCGAAACCTGGGAAATATTAAACAGGACGATCAGAATATCAGGCGCAACCCATCGGATCTTTGTGGTAGCTGCTCGGCATGAACTTGACGCACAACAGGTGACACCATGAACACAAACGAACAGATCGCGCAGAATATCCACCGGATCAAGGTCACCATTTTAGCCAGCATAGAGGCAGATGGACCCGCGACCCGATCCACCATTTTACATGCCGTAGCGGATCGGATCGATATTGATCGATTTAGCGATGGTGATCAGGTATTCGCGGGCAATTTCGATCAAGCATGGTTGGAATTGGTACACGCAGAAGAGATCGAAGAGCGCAAATTGTGGGCTGGTGAGGGGGGTAATTGCTTTGTGTTGCGACAGGATGAAAATGACGACGATATGTCATTTCCAGAGCCCGGATCATGGACGGATCGATCATGATGCCAAACACAGCCCGCCAATTAGCCAATTTATCGTATCAATTGGCGTTTATGCGGAAGGCCGCCAGCCTCACACAGGCGCAATTGGCCCGAAAGGTCAACCTATCCCCAGCGGTGATCGGCAAGGTGGAACAAGGCCAGCCATTCAGCCTGCAAACGCTCTTAATTCTGGCCGAATTCTTCAATGTTGACGCTGCATTATGCACCCGCAAACGGTTTATACCTGTGGGGATTGATCCCCATTGGACCCGCAAAAAGACACCCATAAGCGGTAACCGAGGGGATCGGCAAGACCGCTAGAGGAATTCTGAAAGTAAGCAGAAGGCAATGAGGCAAGATGCGGCAACCTCAAAGCCCCTGCAGACTTGACACACTCAATCCACAACAGCCCCACACAGGCCATTGACAGTGCCCGATAAACATAAATCATCGTCCGCAAGTCGTCAAGATTGGCAAGAAAAAGCGATCCACGACCTGATCCAATTTGCCAATAGTGGACCCTTTAGGGCTGCTGGATCCTATTGGGCTCAGAGGTGGGGGGTATCGCGCAGATCCGCAGATCGGGTAATTCACGGGCTGATCAATTCGGGCGTTCTGGAGGTGGTCGAAAAGGGCAGCCGAGATCACCCCCGAATTCTGGCCCTGATTGGGGGCAAAAACGCAGGCGAGCAGTCTCACGTTGCGCATAAGGTAATACTAGGATCCTATAGTTCTAAAGGAAGTAATTATGAATTACCCCTAGGGGGTTGTGGGCACAGCGACGAGATCCCCCCTCAACCGGATCCCGGTTGCTTTGCCTCAGATAGCTACAGGAGCGAGTTTGATCGTGGAGGTATGTCTTCCCCTACCTATGGTGGGCAAAACCCAACCAGAGGCAAGCCAGACCCATTAAACGACACAGGAGGGGATAAGGTGGGGAGCATCGCTCGACGGATCGCTGATATTTGGGGGCTTCATTCGAAATGGGCAGAACAAAGATCGGCAGAATGGGATCGATCATTGCGTCAATTTGATCCGAGACTGGTGGATCAACTGATCGATAAGCTGATCCTAACGGGAGCAGATCGCCCCACATTGCCCCAATTGATCCGAATGTGCGCGTCTGCAGACAGACAGCGCACACCGCAAACCCCCTCCCAGAAAGGCCAAATTGTTTACACTCACCAGATCGCAGGCAAGACCGCTAATTATCTTGATTTGGAAACGTGGAAGGATGCGCTAGTATCACTCAGATCAGACGGTTATAGCTTTGAGGTGGATCTCTGGTTGCGCAATTTATCTATTGAGATCAGTAGCGGAACGCTCTGGATCGATGTGTCGGACCACTCCCCAGAGAGCCGCGATCTAACAATTCGGGTATTGACAAAGGGATCCGCACTATATAAAAATGAAGGGCTGTCAAGTTCGATCCCGCTGTCGGTGCCCTTTACATTGCCAGTATTAAAAGATCGACTCGGCGGGCTATCTGTGGGCATAAAGACAAGGGGGGTCGGTTGGGTAACAGCGGAAGGCCATCAGGGCGCCCCACCAAATGCACCCCCAAAGCCATAGTTGATGCCGAGCGTATCCAGTCACTAGGCGCCACAGACATTATCACTGCCGAATATATTGGAGTCTCGACCTCTTGTTTCTACGAATGGATACAGAAGGGGGAGCGGGATCCTGATTCGGTTTACGGTCATTTCGCGGAGGCGATAAAAAAGGGACGATCTCAGTCTGGGATCATCAACCTCCAAGCGGTCCAGGCTGCAGTTCGTAAGGGTCAATGGACCGCAGCGGCGTGGCTGTTAGAGAGGCGCCACGGCTACCGCAACACACCAGAAGCGATCCAGCAACTACAACCCCAGCCCATCGACGTGACGACAGAGGCAGGGGCAGAGGCCGCCCTAGAGATTCTGAACAGTTTGCCGGTAACTGTGCTGGCTAAAATGGACCCGCGCAGGCTGTCAGCAGCCGCAAATTATCACCATGAAGAGGAGTAATTAACATGTCAAAAATCTCGGTAGACTGGCAAACATGGCGCCAAGTGACGGCAAACGCCCCGCGACCGTGGCCCGATCTCGCCATAGCTGCAGACCTGATCGCCCGGTCCAGTGAGCTAGCCGCCACAGGTGGCGCGGTCAGTATAGGCGCACTGGCCCAGCGGTGGGGGATCTCGCCTGTTGCCGCTGTGGATAAGGTGGCAGAACACGCAGCACCACAGCCCAAACCACAGCCCAAAAAGAAAGCCCGCAAGGCTCGAAAGGCGGCCACATAGTGAGCCAATTAGCCCTGCTCAACGTGCCAGCCCCAGCCCTGCCGACATCGGTGGATCTGAGGTGCTGCACGGTGCAGGATCTGATCGCAAGCTATGAGGCCGATCCCCCTGCCCTGATCATAGCTGATCCCCCGTGGTGCTATCAGCAGGCCCCAGGCCACAGTGCGAATCCTGATAACCACTATGGCACCATGCCAGAACGGGAGATCGCGTCGATCCTCGATGGTGCTTTCGACCTTATGGATAAGGGGCGCCTTGCCCTGTGGATAACTTGGCCGTTCGTGGGGCTGTTCATGGATGCCACCAAGGCGGGCCAATGGCGGTGGCGATATGTCAGCGGGGGGTGTTGGACTAAGCAGGCTGGCAGGGCTGGCACTGGATACCACTGGCTAGGAGCGTGTGAACCGGTGTTGTTATACGTCAAGGGCACTGGCCTTTGTACTGAATGGGGCGCCCTTCAGAACGCCCACACCTCGCCACGAATGGCACACAGCGAGAAGCCCTGGCAATGGATGGCGGGATGGATCGAGCGGTGGACAGACCCAGGCGATCTGGTCGTGGATCTGTTCGCTGGTATGGCACCCGTGGCCCTGGCCTGTGTCGCTACGGGGCGCCGGTATATCGGAGCCGAGGCCGATCCCGTGAGGCACCGTCAAGCCCTGGATCGGATCGCGCTAGGAGTGGGCCAACTGTGAGCGCCCTGCATCTGCTACGGGCTGATCCCCTGACTGTGTATGCCACAGAGCCGCCAGGGCTGGGGGGGATGAGCGATCCACAAAAACGATTTCACCAAGATCAAGGATCCAAGCGGATTTTTAGAGCAGGCAACCAGATCGGAAAAACTCGATCCGGGAGCGCCGAGGCCTGGTGGTTTGCTACCTCATGCCACCCATATCGGGAGGTGCCTCCCGCTCCTAATAACGGGTGGATCCTGGCTTCCGACCTAAAGAATGGATGGCCGTCTATCTGTGCGAAGATGCGCGAGATCGAGCCCGTGGGGATCCTCGATCCGGGCTGCACATATGACCGGGCGCGGGGGTACTACTATCGAGGCTTGAGGTGCATCAGGCTCAACAATGGATCGCTCATAGTGGGCAAAGGATCGGATCAAAAAATCGTCGCCCTCAGTTCTTCGACGGTGGACTGGGCATGGGTTGACGAGGTGCCCAAGGAAAGCCATTGGTCAGAGTTACGCACACGCCTGGGAGTCAGACAGGGCAGCCTGTGGATAACTCTCACTCCCTGTGGGCGGCCGGTTGACTGGCTGCGCGATCTCATCGACGGGTCACCTGTGACCGGATCAGGGCCAAGTGAGCCCGGATGGTCGAGCCATGTGGTGCCGTTGAAGTGGTCTAACTGCCCACACAGGACCGAGGAGGACATAGCCGCACAGGTGGCTAGCGTGCCTCTCTATGAAAGATCAGTAAGGATCGCGGCTGGTTGGGAAGGGATCACGATTGCCCGACAGGTGCCGGGATTCTCAGACTCTAATATATTCACCATCGACGAGGATCATCCGCTCGATGCATTGACCAGCATCGGCATCGGTGTCGATTACGGGGAAATTGTCGGGAACACTTTATATTGTTTAGTCGGTTTTCAAGAGTCAAACGGGGTGCTGTATTGCCTCGGTGAGTGGTCGCCATCGTCGAGGATGTCAACCGCAGAAGAGGTGATCGGGATTCGTGACAACCTGATCCAGCCCTGGGGCTTGACGTTTTACCACATCGAACACTGGCGCGGAGACAGCAACAGCGCAGGCCGCAGGGGCATAGCAGCCACAGTAAACCAACTGATCGAACGGGGGATCGCGGATCTCCTGGGGTCGTCATCATCGATCATTAATTGCCGACCACCTTTTAAGGGACCGGGATCCGTCAAGGCCAGAGCCCGATTAATTAGCTCAAAAGCGGTCGAGCATAAGCTAATGATCCACGAAAACTGCACCAGAATTATCGGGAGTCTGCGCCACTGGATGGGCAAAAATGACTCTTACAAACACGCCTTCGACAGCCTTGGTTATATTTCCGATGTCTATTTAGGGCTAGAAGCAACGATCAAAAACAACCCGCAACCGTTTACAATTATCAGGTGACACAATGGGCAAGGCTCCGAAATACCTCATCGACGCATACCAGGCGCAACCGCTACCACCCCAATCGGAGGCAGCCAGGATCGAACAACAAGCCTTACGCATGAGGCTGCTAAGAGGGCAACAGGAGCCCGATGTTAGGGCAGAAGTTGAGGCCGATTTCGATCCGGCCATTAGTTATGATCTGGCCTTCCGCCCCGATCTTTCTGAAAACTCGTTTGCCAATTGTTGGCAGCAATTAGCAATAGCATACGACACATATCCAACCGTCACGACAGACGAGGATCACGATCTATCGAGCCTGATCACTCCTGATTTGTGGCCTCTATGTCAGACGAGAGAGCTATATCAATTGGCAATTAACGAGGCGTTAATCCGATGTGATTGGCCCACAAACAAAGACGATCCCCAGGAGGTCAAATATCGAGTCGTGGATCCGTCGCTGATCTATGGCATGAGAGCAGACAGGGATCACCCTGATCGACCCGTGTATGTCTGCGAGTTGAGATCGCGTACCAGGGAAGGCGATGGCGGAGAAATGATCGATGTATGGACCTACGAAAAATGGCAGATCGGCGACGATCCTAAGTTCTGGATCGAGGAGATCCGCGACGGTGTGACGGTTGATGTGACCTCAGAATATGTCGGGATCCTCGATGACTACCCATACCGCGACAAATCAGGGGCGCCAATTCTGCCTTATGTGTTGTACCACTCTAAGATCCAATCGCGTCTTTGGGACTATATGAGAGGGATCGAATTGGTACGGGGCACCCTTCGATTATCCAGCTTCTATTGTTGGTTCGCTGATTGTTTCAAAAACGGGGCAAATCCGATCAGGTGTGCGATTGATCTGGATCTGCCTGCTGGAAGTTCGACCACCCTCAAGAACGGCAAGCCACTGCAGACGGTAGCAGCCAGCCCGAAAACGATAATCAAATTCCAAAGCACGATAGATCGGAGCGGATCAATTGCCACATTTCCCCCAGGGCTGGACCCAGAAACCGCGCTAGAATCGCTGCGGCGCTATGCTGAAAGGCTCGCGGTCTATGCGGGAATTTCGCCCGCAGACCTGCAGCGCACAGGCAGCCCGCAAAGCGGGATCGCAATTGTGGTGTCCCGCGACGGTATGAGGCGGGCACAACTCAAAGCAGAGCCCGCAAACAGAAAAGGCGACGGGCAATTATTGGCATTGGCGGCCAGACTTAGCAACGCATATGCAGACGGGTCGGGCAATCTGCCAGAGAATCCGAGGGCATACCGGATCAATTATGGGCTGGTGGGGCAGTCTGACTTTGAAAGGAAAGTAACAATCGAGAACATAGGGAGTGAATTAGCTATGGGCACCCTGTCACCTGTGCAGGCTGTCAGAGCCCTGCACCCTGAGATCGAAACCACCGATCAGGCTGTGGCCTATTTGCTAGAGGTGGGAGAGCAGACGGCAGCCCTAGAGGCGGCTAAGGCTGAGAGCCCACAGGGCGATCAACCGAATACACAGGGGCGCCCATTCGATGGGGCACAGGTAACAGCAGCACAGAATGTAATTTCTGCAGTTCAGTCAGGAGCGATCCCGCGAGATACCGGGATCGAGATGCTATCAATGTTCTTCAGCATGGATCAAAATGTGGCGATCAGGCTACTCGGATCGGCTGGAACAACCACAAACGAGGGGGCATAAATGCCGATCAGACGAGTTAAAGGGGGCTATCAATGGGGCAGCAAGGGCACGATCTACAGCACCAGGGAGGCAGCCCAGAGGCAGGGGAAGGCCATAGAGTCGTCAATGTCAGCACAGGCGAAGAAGAAAGACAAACCGAAACCGATCAAGATCAACAAATAGGGGATCGAAATATGGAAGAAACAAAGCCAATTGGCAACGGGATCACGCTCACACAAACGGCGCCGAGCCCGTCAGGGCCGGATGTGGGAGAGCTACAGGATCAATTGCGAGCGGTCACAAAGCAACGATCAGCCCTATCCGCTAGGGTGCAAGAGTTAGAAACAGTGGCAAAAGAGGCAGCGAAATTGCGTGATAAATTGTCGAACGAGAAGTCAAGACACCGACAAGAATTCTTTTTGTTGGAGGCTGGGATCACATCGACACGGGCAAGGCGATCAATTCGCAGAGAATACCGCGACGAGATCGCCGAAATGGCCGAGGATAAAAGGCCCGACTTTAAGACATTTGTGAACCAATTAAAGGCAGACGATTTTTATGGGCGCCTGTTCGCCCCTGTTACGCCTCCACAATCTGAGGCCATGCTACCCCCTGCACAGCCGCAAAGCCAGCCCAGGACGCTCCAGGCAGACCCAAACGGGGGCGCTGTTCAACAGCGAGATCCCGCCCGCCCACTTGATGAGACTACATTTAGGAGCGTTAAGAGCAGATCGGATCGGCTGGAATTAGCTAAACGGCACGGGCTTATTAAAGGTTAGGGCTTGACCTTGGGGGGTGATCTATTATATGATCCCGCTAGCGTTGTACGTTTGGCCTGCGGTAAAGGCTATCGGGATCCCCCCGGCAATGGGTTTGTATAAGACGCACGGATGAATCAAACCTAACAGGGGGCGCCACCATGGCCGATGAAATTACCACTACTCTATTAACCTCGAATGGCGGCCTCGAAGCTGCCGTATTGAGCGATCTTCTCGTTTCACAATTGTATGATGCAACCGATCTTACTGCTGTGATGACTCGTATACCTTGGCAGCCTGCGGGAGGGCAAGGGCTCGATGTGACGAAAGACGCCGTTCCAGGCGCATTTGCGCACGTTACCCCAGAGGGATCAGACGTGGGCGCGAACTCAGCTTATACAACTTCAAAGTATACGCTCACGCCTGCACGCTACGCTAGACGCTATCAATTGACCGATCTTATACCTATAACAGGCGCACGAATTGGGCTTGAAGAGGTGGCAAACAAGCTAGTGCAAGGGGTCGCCTTGACGATGACTGATCTGCTAACTGCACTATTTACTAGCGTTGCGTCTTCTGTCGGAAATGCTACAACCGCTGTGAGTGTTGATACAATTTTTGACGCTGCATTTCAACTAAATAACGAGGCAAATCAGGGCACATTTTCATGTGTTTTATACCCCGATCAAATGAATAATTTTAGATCGAGCCTTCGTGCAGAGTCGGGTGCTGTACAATTTAGAGAGGTGACATATGAAACTTTGAGGGCCCGTGGCAGTGGGTACCAGGGTTTCTGGTCGGGGATCGATTTTTGGCAGTCGGATTCTGTGCCTCTTTCTACTTCGCGCCAAGGGTGTATGTTTGGCTATGGTGCGTTTGCTTATACAATGGCGGATCCCAGAGTTATAAACGGTATGATCTCGTCTGATAATATAATCTTTGCGAATGAGTTGATGTTACTGGAGCGTGATCGAAACGCTGTAGCAGCCATGACAACTCTGATCGGCAATATATATCCAGCAGTTGTAGAGGCTGAAGACCTCCGTGCGTGTCGGGTTTTATCATCCTGATATATATAAAAAAGATATAACAAGGGGCAACCATGCGTAAGCCTGTGACATTAACCCAACCCAGAAAGCAGACACCGATCACCACATCGGATCCAACTAAGATCCCTGTGCGTAATCATACAAGGGTGCCACCTGCTTATGTATACGTCCATTATGAGTCGTCCTGGGAATATGATCACGAGTGGGGTTTCGGGTGGTTGCCTTTGTTAAATAAAGTTGTATCAATGCCGGGAGTGAATGGGATCCCATCCTCTGGCGATATGTCTGGGATGTTGCAGGCTGTCACCCAGAAGGGCGGCACGGTGATCGATCCCAATGATCAGCGGTTGATCGAAGAGGGCGCGACCGAGGACAGTTCCGAATGGTTCAAATATCCTCGCTATTATGAGACTCAAGACGGCCGCAAATGGTGGGCCGAATTGGGCGAGGAGCCCACGATCACGCTCGCGGGGCGCATCCTCTGGGACAGAGAAAAGATCCGCGAAACCTCCGCACGCTTTAGGCTGCATCTGAGGGATGCGCGGATCGTTCAAGCCATGCACCCCCTCACGCTGCAACAGGAGTTAGCGAAGGCGCGTAATCGGGTCGAGCGGTTAGCGTCCAGGGTGGGCATGAATCCCCACCTCACCGATCAACTCAAGAGAAGAGAGGCACGGCTAATTGAAATGGTCGATGCATTTGAAGAAATGCAGGGCAAAGCAGAAGACGAGGGGATCAAATTAAAACCCCCACAGGGGCGAATTGGGACACCTAAACCCACGCGAGGAGAGGCCCCAATTGCAGGGTGAAAAGTCAGGCAGGCGCGAACAGATGGATCGATTCGTTCGACAGATGATCAACGATGGACACAGCCACGAATTCATTAAAAAAAAAGCCATTGAGTGTGCCATAAAGGCAGACAGAAAACAAGACGAAAAGGGGAACAAAGAATGAGCGCAACCAATCTTAACACCAGCGAGATAACCGATCCGGGCGATGCGGCTGCAATTCCCGTGACATCTGTTGACATTCTATGCGGGCTCGATTCGAGCGGGGGGGAGACTCGCACCCTACCCGATCCTAAAATGGTAGGCCAGAAGGCGTATTTTATTTCGGCCTGGACATCGGGCATGGGTGGAACGATCCTAATGACTGCTGACAGCGATGTCGATCAGACCGGAAACGATAAGATCCTTTTTAACTCCGATGGCGACTTTGTGGCCTTGATCGGTGTCAAGCGCCTCGGCTCTTTGCGGTGGCAGATCATCGGCTCCGACGGTGTGGCGCTCAGTTAATACGGGGGAACGGTGGGCAGTCAGACGCCATATTCGGTGAGGTGGACCGCGCCCACCCTGATCCCACAGGGTAAACTGTTCACTGTTGAAGTTGAGATCGAACACTCAGGCGCGGCCCCAACCGTCACAGCCTGTAAATTTTCCCTCTTCAATAGCAGTGGATCGGAGATAATCTCTAGCGCCACAGCCTCTGAAAGCGGGGGCGCGTTGAGCTATGCGGTGCCCGCTATTGACACGGCTGATCAGGCTATGGGGATCGGCTATATGGTGCGCTTTGAAGTGACCATAGGGGGCTACGAATTCCTGTTCTCGAACAATTGCGCCATCGTATTACAGACCATCTACCCCCCAATTGGCACGACTGATCTCACGGATCGCTACACCAAATTAGCCGCATTGCAAACGAGCGGGACCGCTGCAGAGCTTCAAAAATATATCACCGCCGCATGGTCGGATCTCCTGATCCGAATGTATAGCGGTGGGTTGCGCTTCTGGACGATCCGATCTCCTGGGCATCTGCGCGAATGGATGTTGACCAGGGCGCTGAGCTTCGCACTAGCTGATCTGGCCTTGATCGTGGCATCGGGTAGCGGGTATCGGGATGAGTCGCGCAGGCTTGAACGGATGCTACCGGGGCAATACGAGCAGATCAGATCATTGCTCGACGTGTCACAGGATAACAGCGCATCGACGATCCAAACCCCAGTGAGTGGGGTGATCCAGTTATCCACAGGGCGCGGATCGTGACACCATCAGCAGCCCTGACAGCCGCCATAGCCCGCCTAAATGCTGCGGGGTTGACTGAGTGTGTAAGCCCTAACGGGCTCACAGACGGGGGCTCACAGCGTTTAGACAAAGGCTTTGCCATAAAGCCCAAATACCTTAAATTCATTAAGGGTAGAACAGCCAGCACACAGGCAGGGGCGCGGGTTGAGATGGGCTTATCAATCCAGATCGGGCACGTCTTGAAACCAGGGGCAGGGCAAGAGGCACCCAGTCAGGCGCTCACCGACATACATGAGGCGCTTCGCTATCTCTGGACACCTGATACCCCGCTAACATCGGGAGGGGGCGCGGCGATATATCTCGGCAATGTGGCTACGTCGTATCAATCAGGGGGCGAATATCTGATCCAAGGGTGCGACATTCGGCTAGTATTCAACCTCGAATTGACGGCGCCCTGATGGACGTACATTTGATCATCCACCTAAAGACCGCAGAAGATCGGATCCGTGCGGGCAACGATGGCAGAATGAGGCGCTTAAGTGGGCCAGAAATGCTCGCAATGATCGAGGGACAACGGCTAATTCTGGATAAGTTTACTAACACTTGGCCCGTGAGAACAGGGCGCAGCAAAGCAGGGTGGCAAGTTCAATTGAAGACGAGGGGCCAATTAGGCTATGTCGTGTTCAACGATGTCGAGTATACATCATGGGTTTTCAGAGCAGACGAGGGACCGGATCCACTTTACCCACAATTAGAAGATCAAGCGAACGCCGAGATCGTCGATAATATCACCGACACAATGGCAGTAGCTACAGACGCTTACGAGGTAGCGAAGGCAAACAAGCTAGCACAGGAGGCCGCGACAGCCTCCCCAGGTGTCAAGGTGCCAGAGGCCAACATCAGATCACGCCGAGGGGGCGCGAGTATAGCCGATCTGGCAATGCTGGCACCGCTTCTCAAGCCTAAGAAACGGCGCCGACAGAGGGCCGGATCATGATTAAATGGGATTTTACGCACCCTGATTATCCATTTATGAGCGGTGAAACCTTCTCGCTGGTGGAGATCCTGATGCCTGCTTTCGAGCGTTTCACCGACGAATGTATGATGATCGTCACCGACGAGTGGCCCATTGATACCGGTGATAGCCTGGATGCCTGGGATTTTAGGATCGATACGGTTGGCAACAACTCGATCTCAGCGGTGATTTTTAACCCGGTGACAGACAAAAAGGGGCGCCCATATGCTGGATATATTCGGCGTCGGGCGTTCAGTATACTCAAAGGGACGGGGATACTGGGGGAATTGGTGGGAGAAGAGAAGGCCAGAATTATAGAAAATGAAGCTCTGCCAGTGCTTCTCGATGACTGCGCAGAGGCGATCACAAACTACTACGGAGGGTAAGGGATATGGCAGTTAGTACCTATGTTAAGGTAAAACGGGATGGCGTTTTAACGCTGATGGATGGGACGGGATCACCCAATACATTTGATGTCACATACACAAACGGGGATCTCAAATTCTCTGACGCTGCAGATGATGAGGTTGTGATCAGAAATAGGGGATCAATCGTTGGCGTCAGGGCTGGTGATTCTCCTGTTTTGAGTGGATCGTTTAGTGTCCACTTTCGAGAATGGACAAACGCTGCGCTCACTCTTGTCGATGTGCTGCAGGGTGTGGGGTCTGCGTCAGGTTGGACAAAGGTAAATTATGCGTTCGAGCAATTCAATCTTGACGTGAAATTGGTGGTGGCGAAAGGCGCGGATGGTGGCGTAACGGCTCCCACTGCAACACTTTCAACGTGTATATTTACATGGGATTTCTCAGAAGCTGACCCGGATTCAATCGCCGTTAGCTTCAATTGTTACGAGGGGATCGCATACCTGGGTAACACCTAAAGGGGGATCTGATGGCATACGCATCAACAGTAGCGATCACAAGAAAGGGCAACGTTTACCGGGTACTGATTACCGAAACCGATGTGGGAACGACAGATGTCGCAACGGTGGAAATTGGGATCCAAGTGGGTACAGTCATGGGCGGCGCTTTAGACTTTGCAAGCGGTGACGGTGCAGACGCTACGCCGACACTGCACACCGTATCAGGCGGCAACAATGGCACTGAGTTTGTGTGCGCACTGTTACGAACCACAGACGGTAACACATCAAGAGTAACCGGATCGGGCGGCGCTGCGGCTGCCCAAGGCGACTGGCCTTGCCGGTTTTATTCTGCCGACGGCAAGCTCTTCCACCAGGGAAACCCGGCATCTGGATCAAATAACGTAATGACGACTGAGTACCTAATTAAGGCCGGGTGGTAATATGGACACGATTAACGTCAAACCGCTAGGCGAAATTAAGATCAAAGAGCCCGATAATTGGTGCGCAATTGCTGATCTTAGTATGGGCTGGGTAAACATAAAAGACGATCCCACCACTGAGATCATGCGCACCCGTATCTGTGCCGCAGCAATTGGGATCGTTTGGGATGCAAAAAAGGAGGCTCACAAGCTGCCAAAATATGATTGGGCACGGGGGGATCTGTTTGTCTATGGTAGCGCAGTGCAAGATCGGCTGCTGAGATGGGGCGTAACGGTTAGTGAATTATGCCTAATTGGGGTGTCCGTTTTTCAGTGGCTAACGGATCTGATCCCGTCACAGGAGGAGGTTGAAAAGGTCGAGGATTTTTCCGCAGCGGTAGAGGAGCGCCCGATCTTATCTCCTTGAGAATTGATCGATATTGGGGCCGTTCGCCTGGGTGGTTTCAATCTCTACCGCACGAAACACAGGTGAGAATTTATGCGGAATTCGTGATCTCAACTGAGAGCCCGGAGCAAAGCAAAAAAGCGAAACACCGCGCCAACCGTAGGCGCATGGATCGAATTAAGACAGAGCATTTAGAGCGGGGTTACTGATGTCAGAAGCCACAGCCAATATCAACATTGAAGCCACAGCGATGGTCGGCGATGCTGTCGATTCAATGGGCGAATTAAATGACTCACTGCAAGAAACAAAAGAGGCAGCCGAAGAAGCTGCCATGGCTGCAGAGGAGATGGGTGACGCTGCATCTGGACCGGGCGCGGCTGGGCTGAGAGGCTTAACGCCCACCCTGGCGATGATAAACCCCAACTTGGCCCGCTATGCTTCCGCAGCATTTGGGGCCATGAAGGTCACTAAGAAATTCGGCCTTAGTATGGCGAGCATCGGGATTTATTTGGCGGCTGCTGCTGCTGCTGTGGCTGTCCTTTATGCTGCCTACTATGTATTGTCGGCACGCACTAGGGAGGCAGCTAAGGCCACCGAGGCACTAGCACTGAGTCAGGAGGCACTAAACGTAGCGCACCAAGCGGGGGCAGTAATCCGCACGGAGAATCTGCGCCTGCTGGGGGAGATCACAGAGGCCGAATTTCGGAGGATGCAACAGGCACAGCAGACAGGCGACATATTCACAGAACAGGGCAAACAATTTCAACGCCAATTGATCGAGACTGCAGACACTCTAGGCGAACAAGTAGAAAAGGTAGACAAATTACGGGGCATATGGTCGCGCCTTTCTCAGGTGCTCGACATTAGCGGGATCAATTTGCTCACCACCCAGGGCCGCCTGCATGTGCTGGACGCCCAGATCGACGGGAGCCGCACCGTCCTGGCTGGCTATACTCAGGATTGGATGTCTTTAGTCGGCGAGATCAGCGCATACAGAGAACAGATCGAGCTAAACGCAGCACTAAAGGATCCGTTCGAATTTGTGGGACCGTTGCCATTTGAGGAGATCGCCACGGGGGCTGATGCGGCTGGGGATGGAGTCGAAGACCTCACAAAACAGACGGCCACTTATATAGATCAGCAAAAATATTTACTCGAATTGGGCATAAAGGGCAGGCTCCAAGATGCCGAAAAGATCGCAGCAATCAGGGCAGAAGTGGCCGCAATAGAGGACGGAAGTAGGGCAACCGAGGCGGCTGCAGCCTCAGAAATACAACGGCGGGACGACTCGATCACAGCCGCGGGAAACGCCATTGCGGCTGCCGGGTTGCTGACTGATGCCATCGGCACAAATGCGCAAAAGTCCTTCGCCATCAATCAAGCCCTGGCACTGGCAGACATAACGGTGAACACAGCTAGCGCCATTATGAAGGCGGCAGCGGTATCAGCGAATCCTATTCTGATAGCTTCAATGGCTGCTTTAGGGGTAGCGCAAGCGGCGGCGGTCATGGCAGCCCAGCCGCCACAGGCTGCCCACATGGGAGGCGTAGCGACACGGGATCCGCTTGCCCCGGATGAGGGATTGAGCCGCCGTATACTGAGCGGAGAAACGATCCTCGATAGGGCGACGACAAACAGGATCGGGCAGGCCGGGATCCGGTCCATGATGCAGGGGGGAGGGGGTGATCAGGCGGTGCGGATTGTGGTCCCTTATAAGCATTTGGACAGGGAGATCGGGCGACTGGGGCGCAACGACTCACGATCATCGCGCACCATGCGCAGAGCCGCCATAATTTCAACCGGCCAATTGGGATGGTGATCGATGCCTAGTGATGTAACGCCCGAATTTATGCGGGGATTTGGCATCCCGACAACGCTCGAAACGCTCATAAAGGTCGGAGATTCTGACGCTCTGGCGCCTGCTGTGGGAGACTACACAGAGCAGGGACCGCACCCAGGGGCGGCTGTGCCAGCAAATACGGGGATCGATCTGATGCTCGAAACATCAGGCACACAGGCGAAGAATTCGGGCCTTGATGTGTATACGATAGCGGCGGGCAATCCAGGCCAAACGGGATCGGCTGCCTTTGTATGGAAAAACGACACAGACGGATCCGAGATGTATCGCGGTCAAGACGTACAGACTGCGAGCGGGTGGGGATCTGTCTTCGATGCCTCCGCGATCTCACTCACTAAGACCGTATCTCTTGACGTTGAGGCCACCCCACTAGGCCCGGTCACTGTGGCGCATATCGAATATACAGGATCGGGCAATCATCGACAGGTGGTATCCTCGAAATATGATCCCGATTCGGGGGCATGGGGATCCCCAATTACCTTGTTTTCACAGACAGAAGATCCGGGCACCCTCAACGCTGCGGATGGTTTTTACCCCACAATTGCAATCGATCCAGATAGCGGGGATCTGTATTGCTGTCACTGGTCTATTGATTCAACGACAAAAAGAGCGCAGGTGGTTACCCACCGAAGCACGGATGACGGTGCTAGCTGGAAAGAAATTAGCACCCGCGCACTGAGAAAAGGCGTGGACATAGATACCACCGAAGCAGCGGCGGCGGCTGGGGTGCGGCCCGGTCGATTGAGGCTTGCCATTACCGGGGGGCAGATGTTACTCGTCGCCGCCATATACCGCAACGACACAAATCCGGACCTCGGTATCAGAAACGGGTTTCTCCAGTTCGCGTCAAATAGTTTGGGCGGTGACTTTCACACCATAGCGAGCCGTTCCATCTTATTACCATACACCGAAGCCGCATTTGATTGGGATGCGATCAGCTTTACCCACCAAAGCGTGAGTCAAAGGGACGGCAAATTCCTCATTACGTGGCCTGCTAAGGCTGCCCAGATAATCGCGGCTACAAGTTGTAATTTCATTGATCCCGCTCTTGATACCCTTATGATGGTCGAATTGGGCAATGCTTATGATCCTTTGGATTCTCAAATTATCTCAGTGGTACAAAACAACAGACTGGCAGCCGCCAACCCGTCAACCGGGTGGAGTACGTCGGACCCGATTCCCGCTGCGTTTGCCTTTCCGGGCACAAATGGGACAGCAGATGTTTTAACGGGGGCCAATATTAGCTCGGGGACCCAGAGTTGCTATATCACCGGAGGCGATGGATCAGCTTGGGTAGATGAAGCGGGCATCATTTATTTCGTCGCCCGAGTATTAGACCACCTCCCAGACGAAGCGCCCGTAGACAACTTCGTATTCATGATGAGGTCAGACAATAGTTATGGGGGTGTCAATGCTTATGGGTCTACCGTTGGCCCGGTCTTTCATTACGTTGGAGCAGGCGAATTAGCGAACGTCAACAATTCCACGGTCAAGCAATTCACGGTAGGCGCCGACATTTTCAGCACTGGATCGGCTGCTAATTATCTTACCAATTTTGCGGGCTGTGCCACGAAGGGGCGCCAGTGCCTAATTACGCAGGCTGTCACAACGCCCGGAACATGGGATGAGGATTTATCGTCGCTGTTCTTAGGTGGGTACACCACCGTCAATACGGGAGCAATGACGCAGCGACCCAACGAAAACGAGCGATCCCGATGGACTGACAGCCTCACAGGGGCGTTTCGAGCCACCGACATCGGGTGGACTGAAACCACAACATCGAGCGGGACGGTCGTATATGACGGGCAAACGATCACATTTACCACCACATCAGGCGACACGGCGTTCATTCATAAAGACTTCACGCTAGCTAATATGGACGAGGGGGTGCAATTTCGATGCACTATAAACCCCGTATCTGGCACGGGTGGGGGTGTGGATGGGGCGCGAGAATTACGGATCGAGATAGCTACGGTCACACACTCCTACGGGATCCGCATCGTGTGGGATCTGACAACAATTGAGGTGTTGGATCTTGCCGATGCCTCAGTGGTCGGATCAAGCGCATCATTTACAAAAGCCATCGACATTATCGGCGAGATCCGCAGAGCATATACCGCAGTGACAGTAAGGGACGCCACCTCTTTAACCCATCTGACGCGCCCGGATCGGGATTACGAATCACCCTTCGTGATGCTGGGGGCTCTAACGAACATGGGATCGGGTGGTAATACTCGAGTGTCTGTGGGCAATATGGTAGCGCCTGCGGGGCTCGGTTCCACAATTACGGCGCTATCAAATATCCATTTCACAAACCTATACACCGTCACCCCCCCCTCACTACCGCAAACCAACCCGGCCGAATTGTTTGGGCGCCGGTATCCCACCAGAGGGCGCAAAGCGTTTGTCAATGATGGCGTTGAGATCAGGGCAATTGATGGGGTCGCACGCATCGGGGATGCCTACGAAATTCAGCCCAGATTCGAATATCCGCTCGAAAACATCCAATGGTCAACGGCACCCAGCCCGCGAATTGAGTGGCGATCCGAGGAGGTGGCGGCCCGGTTTGATGCTGTACCAGATCAAGACATCATCTATCGGATCGGGGTGGACGGCACCACATATGACAGCGATCTCGGATCCGATCTCTTATTCCTCACAATGACAAATATCAACTTCCAGCGGGCTACTATCTATGGTTACACGGGTGGGGCATGGGTTAGCCTGGGCGTGATCAGTAATACAATTACCGTGTATGGGGACAAATTAGGGAAGACATTTAAGATCGATGGAGGCGCACCCTCTACCGGAATCTATGTGACCGAAAACGAGTGCGCAGGGTGGACACTGCTCTATGACCCTACCTCCGGGGGCATTGACTCAGCATGGTATGAGATCGAGGGCAACACAGCGGGATCTTTAGCCGGTACGACTGATACCCGACAAGCGGTGTTATTTTTGAAGGGTGTGGAAGCCACCGATCCTGATGGATACAATGGGCGATGTTCGCTTTGGCCCAATAGCTGCACAGCCCTTCTCAGTATGCGTGATAATCAATTCGAGGCAATCAAAGTCAACATTGGGAGCACCGAAACCGCTCACGGATATATCAAGGTGGGATCGCTCACATTCGGGCGCGTAATGGTTCCGGGTCGCCAATATAGCCGGGGGCGTGTTTTGAGCTATGAGCCGAATACACCCACCGTAATCACTGAGGACGGGGTGATCAGGGGAGGCCGCCAATTGGG